AGATTGATAAGATAGACTATATCATCCCTATAAAATAAGAGTCCCATATATAGTCGTTGAATGTGTAAAATTTTATAATTAATTCAAATACCTAAATCCTTTTTCTGGTTTCCGTCTACACCAATCTCTTAAAGTATCTGTACAGATATTATGAAAATGTGCAGCTTCTTTTACAGTATCAAATACTCTTCCATCAGGATCTATAATTTTTCTTGCTTTATTATTTTTCCCACCTAGTTTTGATTTTGACATATTTTCTCTACATTCCTTAGAAAACGGAGCTCTCTTTTTACCTAATTTTGATTTAGATATCTTATCTCTCGTTTCCTTAGGAAGTGATTTTCCAAAATTAGGGTTATTAGGACCACTATTTTTCTCTGAAATTATCTTTTTAGTTTCTTCAGAATGATGTTTTCCATAAAATGTATTCTTAGTTCCTAATTTTGCCTTAGATTGCTTTTCTCTAGTTTCCTTACTTGGAAATACATTTTTATGAGAATTTGACATCTTCATCTTAGCCTCTTCTGAATGATGTTTTCCTTTAAATGGATTTTTTCCTTTTGTATTTATCATAACTTCTTCTCTAATTAAAGATATTAATCTAATAGAAATTTTACTTAATTCAAACTTTCTAGATTGATCTTTATTAGTGGATAACATTCTTTTAGCTGCATATGATAATTTACTATTATCAGAAAAAGCTTTCATTAAAAAGATATGAGCAAATATGTGATATCGGATAGGCATTCTTACTAAATTATTCTTTTTATTTGTTCCACCCATACACTTAGGTAATATATGATGAACCTCCGTATACACATCTTCAGGATAACCTTCAGACTCCATTTGTATACATTTATCAATTAATTTATTATATTGTTTATAATACCACAATTCTGTCATAATTAATTTTATTTTTACACACTGCTGATTACTTCACAGTTTTCCAGCATTATAATGGGTATTTTCTTAGGTTTTTATTTCCTAAGCCTCAATTAATTTTTTAAGGCATTGAGTTTATATCGATAATTCATATTAATTTTTTCTTAATATGTCAGACTATATCATTGGAATAATTATCTTCCATTTCATTTATAGTCGTTGAAGAGATATAATAAATATCTCCTGCTAATTAGATTTATTATCTTTCTAGCATATTCCTGAAATTGTCATATAAGAATTTCTCCTATATTTCCGACATATAATTTATCGGTGAGGTAGTATTATAAGCTCCTCCGATCAAGTCACCTTTCTCGAATTTTGTCTTACCTACTCCTACCCAATTATTAGGTCTCGGATATTTTAATTCCCCTCCTCTAACTTTTAGGTAAATCCATCTACCTTCTTCTCTAAACTCACATTGTTTTGGTGCTTTCAATAAGCCTTCTAAGTTAAGCACACGTTCCAATTACTCTTATAATATAATTTATAAGTTAGACTATATTATCCAGAAATTCATCTAGTTTCATTTATAGTCGTTGAAGGGATTTTATTTTCCCCTGCTGATTTATTTTATTACAAATATTTCCAGCAATTATTGAAATTATACGCCACAAATATAATCTATGGCCACCATGTTTCAGACCTAATGCTGCAAGATTATTCATCCTTTTAGAATGAATTTAGACTATACCATTCTTAAATTAATAAGATCTTTTTTTATAGTCGTTGAACAAGTTATTAATATATTCCTTGATGCTGATTATTTTTTTTAATTTCCAGCATTTTACAAAGATTTTCTATATAATACTATTTTATATAGCAACCAATTTTAATTGAGTAGTACCTTCAGTTAATGATGTAGCAAATGATACGATTAAACCTATACAAACTTTATATAGATTACTAGACTATATCTTAAGAGTGTTTTAATCTCTCCTTCACACATAGTCGTTAAGAAGATATATTTTCTATATCTTTTGCTGATTATCTCTCGCTATATAATTTTCGCCTTAAGTTTTTTATTTTACAAGGCGAAGAATAAATAGCGATAATACTCCCAGCAATTCTTGAAGTTTAATAAAAGTCTATAACAAACTTTTATGGACAATTCTAAACTTATCCTATTGCTGCTCCATCAGTAAAACTAAATTTCTTTCCAATCAGGTCTGGTGTAATTGTGCTTAAATCTCCAGTTCTTTTTGTAACAATCGAACGTACTGGAACAAGATCATCCTCAGAACCATTTACTATTGGTTTGTCTGGGTATACCTTTCCGTTCGGTGCTGTTCTTCCTAATGCTTTATATCGTGGAATGAGTAATCCTGTGTTTTCTGGATCTTCTCCTTCATGATATATAAAACTATTTAAAAGGAATGAAATTTGTCGTGTTAAATATCCTGAACTAGGCCATTCAAAGAGATTAGATATTATAATTTTTAAAAGACGTCTTCTAATCTCTTATCCTGCTTACGCTTATTCACGTAAGATTAGACTATATCATGATTAAAGAGTTTCCTTAATCTAACAATACATAGTCGTTGATCTTATCTTTGTTTTCTTCTACTATTATACCTTTTTGGTCTTGGTAGATATTTTACATTATTTTTCTTATTCTCTCGATAAGCTTTTGTTTCTTGAATTTTTCTATATTCTTCAATTCCAGAGAGTATAGTTCTTGCTATACTTCCAACAAGCCTTAGAGTTTCTAAGAATTTTTCAAATCTACACATTAAGTTTTAAAAAGTACTAATAATTCATCTTTTTCTCGTTGATAAGTTGCTGATTTTAAAAAACTTTGACTTCGTCTGTCTATTATTATTTCCAGCATTTCTTTGTTATTTATAGTGGGCTACCATAAAGTTCAGGTTTTATTTCTAACTCCACTAACTTTGATACTTTGCAGTGACCTATTCTCACTTTTATAATTAAATTTAACGAATTTAATAGTAGACTGTATCATTTTACCTCTAGTTACAGTCGTTGAACTTCGGAATTTAACCGAAGATGCTGATTCAATTTTTATTATTCCAGCATTTTTTAGAGTTTTAATGCGACCAAGATCAGGTCAAATCAAGAGATCGCATGAAGCTGATAATCTTTTTCTGTATATCCCGAGAGTAAAGTTCCTCGAGTTATAACAGGACGTTCATCTACCCCTGACGTAATAAATTGGGGCATACTCATAGCTACAATTGAGGCTAGTTTTACACGATTTGCGCGTGCTAGTTCATTCTTTAAGTCTGAACTAAAACTTTCAGAAACTTCTTTCTCATATTTTTTAAATTCCTCTGTCATTATAAGAAGTTTCTGTTTATCAGTAAGATCTTTTGAATCCGCAACATTACAAATTCTCTTATAAGTTTCAGTGTCACAATCTGCATATAACGTTTTATAATCAAAAGTTACGACACCTGCTAACGTAACGACTCTAAGCGCAAATTTTGTAAGAGCCTTTCTTTTCTCAACTCCGTCAGGGAATTGATTTAGGTACAGGCTTAATTTTGTTGCGCTCTTTGCTCCGATACGTTCAAACTCGTTAGAGAATATTCCAATCTTATCTATATCTGCATCAATAATCTTCGAAATTCTAAGGCGACCATAAGAAGTAACTTTTGATTGATACTCCACATTGCCTATTTTTCCAGTAAATACAATTGGTGTACCTACTTTTATTTTCTTATCTATTTCTGCATCTTTAAGTAATTGGACATAATCTGTATAAAAATACCTCGGACTCTTTAACTCTTCCTGATCATCAAATACATATTCCGTCGCTACCGCTACAATACTAATCATTATTTCTAATATTTTTAGTATTAGACTATATCTTCTTTAGTTGTTCACATAGTCGTTGAAGGAAAGAATATTATCAATCTTTCCCTGCTAATTTGGATATTGATCCTTTCTAGCAATTCTAACAATTCTTAAGTTATATCTCAAACTTCGGACTTTATTAGAAAATCCGTTAAGTGTCTCGTGATTAAATTTATAGATAGGTTCATTATTCTTCTTATAAATTGTCACATATCGCTTTTATCTAATATAATTATCTATACTAGAAAGACTATATAATTCTCTTTTCTTTTAGAGATTTCATTTATAGTCGTTGAAGGGATTTTATTTCCCCTGCTGATCTTTCTATTTCTTTTGAAAGTTCCAGCAATTATTGAAATTTTAGAGACCCCAAAATTCCAGAGGACTCATGCGTTCGTAGGTTTCGGCGGATGCTTCGGGTGGTACCAACTGACATCTTATAGGTAATTTATAAGACAGACTATATCATCTAAGATATTCTTAGTTCTATATTTAGTCGTTGAAAAGATAATTTTACTATCTTCTGCTGATTCATACTTTATATTTTCCAGCATTTTAATAGAATTTTCTTAAAGTATTTTAACTTTAAGCTACTCTTTTACAAATAGAAACAGTATCACCATCAAACAATATTAATAATTATTTCTAATTGATTTAATATTAGACTATATCTTCCAAAAATAGTTTACCATCTTTAGTTGTTCACATAGTCGTTGAATCTAGATATTATATTCTAGACTGCTAGTTATATTTTTACATAATTTCTAGCAATTCTAACAATTCTTAAGTTATATCTCAAACTTCAGACTTTATTAAAAATCTGCATTTACCTTAATATCTAATTTATTTAATTAGAAGTAGACTATATTATCTTTTAATAATATTAAAAGTACTTACTATAGTCGTTGAGTATTAT